CTGGAGCGGCACCGGCGGGAATCTGCTGGGGGGCCACATCACCCCCGAGATCGCGGTCCGGGTGTCGTCGATCTTCGCGGTCTGCCGCTTTATCGGGCAGGGGGTCGGCGTGATGCCGATCCACATCCACCAGACGCTGGCGAACGGCCGGAAGGTCCCGTTCAACCCGCCGGCTTCCTACGCGATCCGCCGCCGGCCGAACCCGTGGCAGACGTCCTTTGACTTCATGTCGCTCCAGGCCTACTGGACGGCGCTCCACGGCAACGGCTTCGCCCGGATCCTGCCGGGCGAGCGGGGCTTCATGTCCACGCTAATCCCCATGCACCCGACCCGGGTCAAGGTGGAGCAGCTGCCCGACTACTCGATCCGCTACCAGTTCCTCCAGGAGAAGGGCGGCTGGGTTCCGCTCGCCCAGACCGAGGTCCTTCACTGGAAGTGGATGAGCGAAAACGGCCTCTGGGGAATGGCTCCGTCGGAGGTCTGCGCGACCTCGATCGGCCTGGCCCGCCAGCTCGACGTGGCCGCCACCGCCTACTGGCGGAACGGGGCCCGGCCCGACTTCGTGATCCAGACCGACGAGAAGCTCGACGAGGGCGCGATCGACCAGCTGCGGACGATGTTCCGCGAGATGTACGGCGGGGCCAACCGCGGAGCCCCGGCCGTGATGACGAAGAAGATGACGCTGACGCCCATGCAATCCAACAGCATGGAACAGAGCCAGTACCAGCAACTCCGGGACGCGATCCTCCCCGACATCTGCCGCCACTGGGGCGTTCCAAGTACGCTCCTGGGGGACGCCAAGATGGCGAGATACAGCAACCCGGAGCAGGAGCATCTCTCCGCGCAGGTGTGGTGCATGCTGCCCTGGCAGAAGCGGATGGAGGGGCCGTTCGACATGGCGCTCCAGCCGGTCTACGGCGACGACGTCTACGTCCGGCTCGACAACCGCGGGCTCCTTCGGGGCGACTCCGCGAGCCGCGCGGCGCTCTACCAGTCGATGTTCAACATGGGGGCGATCACCCCGAACGAGATCCGCGACTTCGAAGACCTCGAGGTCCTCGACGACCAGGCCGCGAACGAGACCTTCATGCAACTAGGGTTCTCGACCCTGGGCAACGCCGCGGCCGCGGCGGCCGCCCCGCCGGAAGGCGAGCCGGTGGCGCAGCCGGCCGACGAGCCGGAGGACGAGCCGGCCGCCGACGAGCCCCAGCCGGCCCGCGGGCCGGGGGCCGGGGTGCCGGAGGCCGGCGGCTTCCGCGAGGGCCAGTACGTCTACTGGGCCGGCGGGGAAGGCACGATCGAGCACCTGATGATCGACGGGGTCCTGGGGGTCGAGGGCTCGCCGTTCGCGATCACCGCCACCGAGGCCGAGCCGGCCGCCAGTGTCCGCGTCTACCAGGACGGCCAGCCGACCGAGTTCACGGTCGGCCGGCGGGTGTCGGAGCTGTCGGCCGAGCCGCTGGACCAGGAGGACAACGAATGACCGCCGAGATCGAACGCCGCTATCTGCCGACGACCGACTACCCCGACGCGATCCGGGTCGAGACCCGCGACGGCGAGCCGCCGGTGATCACCGGAATCTCGCCCCCGTGGGATTCGCTGTCCGTGGATCTCGGCGGCTTCCGCGAGAAGTTCGCCCCGACCGCCTTCGACGGCCTGGTCGACCGCAAGGCGAACGATCCGCGCGGGAAGATCGACGTCCCGTTCCTCACGGACCACCTGTCGCACCTGATCACGGGCCGGACCTCAAACGGCCGCCTGGAAATCCGGAAGGCGCTGAAGGGCCTCGAATACGTTCACCGGCCGATCCAGACGACCCACGGCCGGGATCTGGCCATGCTGGTCGCCGATCGGACGATCACCGGCTCGTCGTTCGCGTTCACCGCCGCCCCCGACGGGGAGGCCTGGACGGAGGACGAGAAGGGGAACGTGACGCGGACCGTGTTCCGGGCCTCCGGCCTCTACGACATCTCCGCCGTGACCTACCCGGCCTACCCCCAGAGTTCGATCGGCACCCGGTCGCTCCCGCTCTGGAAGAACGCCCGCGGCATCGTGGCCGCCCGGGCCGAGCCGAAGCCGCTCACGATCTCGATCGACTACGACCGCACGTTCACCGCCGCGCCCGGCCTGTGGCGGTCCTTCATCGTGGACGCCACGGGGCGCGGCAATCGGGTGGTGTGCATTTCGCGCCGCGAGGACAACGAAGCCAACCGCGACGAGCTGCGGCTGGCCTTCGGCGACCTCGACCTGGCCGGGCTGCTGCTCTGCGGCACCGGCACCCAGAAGCGGGCCGCCGCGGCCGCCGCCGGCCTCGAGGTGGACGTGTGGATCGACGACTACCCCGAGGGGATCCCGGACGCCGCTCCGGTCCCGCGGGGGACGCCGCCGGTCAAGGTCTCGACCCTGGCCGGGGCCCGGGCCGCGGCAGCGGCCGCCGCCGCCCGGATGCGAATCGTCACCGGCTGAAAGGAAACCGACCCATGATTTCTTCCGCCCCCGTGGCCGTGGCCACGAACCTGGACGCCGGCCTCCTGGGGAAAATCCACGCCTTCGTCGAGGCCTCGAAGTCGGCCTCCGCCGACGGCCTGACCTGGGTCGAGTTCGGCGACCTGATGCTGGCCCTGCTCCGCCTGGTCGTCACCGCCCTCGACACGGTCGGCTCGATGACCGGCGCGGAGAAGAAGGCCCTGGCCCTCGAGGCCGTGGCCCACCTGTTCGACGCGGTGGCCGACCAGGCCGTCCCCGCCGTCGTCTACCCGCTCTGGCTGATCGCCCGGCCGGCCGTCCGGTCGCTGGTCCTGGCCCTGGCCTCCGGGGCGATCGAACAGCTGCTGCCACTCGTGAGGGCCTGACCATGGATCTCGTCGTCCTGCTCCTGATCGCCGGGGCGGTCTACCTGTTCGCCGGCGACCGGATCGCCCACCTGGTCGCGTCGTTCGCCGAGAAGGCCCCGACCATCGAGCGGAAGCACCTGGCCGGGGCGGCGCTACTGGCCGCGGCCGCGGTCATGTGGGCCCGGTCGGGGCCGACGGCCCCCACGCCCGCGCCGCCCGCCCCCGACGCCGCGGTCGACCTTCGCGGGATGTTCGTCGGCCCCGACGCGGCCGCCGACGCCGCGGCGGTCTCGGCCCACTTCGCCGAACTGGCCGACGAGCTGGAATGGGACGGCATGTCGGCCGAGCCGCTGGTGAAAAGCGGCGTGGCCTGGGACGAGCTGCGGACCCGGGCGAAGGCCCTGCGGTGGAAGGGTGTCTCGCTGGGTGAGAAATACCCGCGGGCCCGCGAGGCGATCCGCGAGTACCTCGACCGCACGGCCGGCACGAGCGGCGCGCCGATGTCGCCCGCCCAGCGGTCCGCCTGGATCGCCGCCTACCGCGAGATCGCGAGGGCCGCCGATGTCTCGCGCTGAGTTTCGCCACCTTCGCCTTCTGGCGTTCGTCCTGCTCCTGGGGGTGGCGGCCGCCTTCCTGATCGGCGGCCTCCGCGGCCGCCCGGCCGGCGGCCTGTTCGGCCTCGAGGCCGACGGCGACTTCGGATACCACCCGGATCCCGACGGCGTGGCCGCGTTCCTCCGCGAGCTGCCGGAGCCGATGTTCCGCCAGGCCGGGGCCGAGACGATCCGGGAGGCGAAGGGGGTCGACACCTTCCTGTACCGCGCCGCCTACAAGGCCCACGCGGCGCTCTACGGCCGGCCGTGGGTGGTCGAGCGGCAGGGAATCGGCGACTGCGTTTCCTGGGGCTGGGCCCACGGGGTCTGGGTCGCTCAATGCGTGGACTGGGAGACGGGCCGACTGGCGAACCCGCCGCCGTTCCCATCGACCGAAGCGATCTATGGCGGGAGCCGCGTCGAGGCGCGGGGCCGGCCGGGGGACGGGCGCTCCGCTGTCGGCGGCTGGAGCGACGGCAGCTACGGCGCGGCCGCGGCCCGGTGGGTGAAGGACTGGGGGATCGTCTACCGCGAGGAAGTCGGCGGCCACGATCTCCGCGTCTACTCCGCCGACCGGGCGAAGAAGTGGGGAGCCTACGGCAACGGCGGCCAGGGCGACGGCGGCAAGCTCGACGCGAT